GCGCGACGGACGACCCCGCTGTTCTGCAAACGCCGCTGGTAATCGATAAACGCACTATCAAAAAGGGATCTTTAAAAGGTTTCACGGTGGTCGAGCCGATGTGGACCTATCCGAACGATTACAATACCATTGACGCGCTTTCGCCTGATTTTTACCGCCCGCGCAATTGGTGGGTCATGGGAAAGCTCGTTCATGCAACGCGGCTCGCCACGATGGTTGCGCGCCCCGTTCCTGATCTGCTGAAGGCAACGTATGCGTTCGGTGGACTGGCGCTGACGCAGATGGCTAAGCCATACGTGGACGAATATCTGGTGACGAAAAAATCCGTCACCGATCTCGTGCATATGTTCAGCACCAAAGGCTTGAAAACCAATCTCGGTGATATGCTCAATGGCGGCGCGGCGCAGGATGCCGATAACCGCGCTCGGTGCTTTGAGGCCACAGCAGATAACCGCAATATGATGCTGCTGGATAAGGACACAGAGGAATTTTTTAACGTCTCGACGCCGTTGACGACGCTAGACGTGCTGACTGCACAGACGATGGAGCGGCTAGGCTTTGTGTGCGGCTATCCGATGGTGGTGCTGTTGGGTATTTCGCCGGCCGGCCTTAATGCTTCGTCAGAAGGTGAAATCCGCGTTTGGGAAAACTTCGTCCACGCTTTCGATGAAGCCGTTGTGCGGCCCATTATCCAATGGGCGGTTGAGATTATACAGATCAGCACATGGGGCGAGATCGACGAAGATATCACGTTCAAATTTGTCAAGTTGCACGATACGACCGAGAAAGAGGACGCCGAAATCGACAAGATGGAAGCGGACGCTGATCAGGTGCGTATCGACAGCGGCGTAATCAGCCCAGATGAGGCGCGTGAAGCCTTAGCTGGGCAAGAACATAGTCGCTACTCAGGGCTGGACTTGAATAGCCCGGCACCAGAACCGCCAGAGGATGACCTTGACACGTCGCCTAATCAGCCAGACGGGAAAGCGCAAGGTCCTGGCGCCAACACGGGCGAGCGCCGCGATTGAGGCTGAATATCGGCGTGCGCTTATCGCTGAAGTATCGGCCATGCAAAAAGATACCGTGGCGGAACTTCGCGCTGCATGGGGTCCGACAGCCATTACGGAACTGGCGGCTGACATGTCGCCGCTTTCCGAAAGGATTGCCGCGTTAGGTAGGTTGCGCGATCGCTGGACAAAGCGATTCGCGGAATTAGCCGAAAAGATTGGTCAACGGTTTGCGGAAAATATCACGCGCCACGTTGACCGCAGCATGAGAAGCTCTCTCCGTCGTGGCGGGTTTGTCGTTAATTGGCATCCTACCGCCGCGCAGACGGAAGGGTATCAAGCGGTCCTGGCTGAAAACGTGGGGCTGATTAAATCAATTGCGCCGAAATACCATGACCAGATTCAAGGCATGGTTATGCGATCAGTCGTGGCGGGCGGCGATTTACACCAGTTGGTTGGTGATTTGCAGCGCGAGTATGGCGTAACGCGCCGCCGCGCTGAGTTAATCGCCCGCGACCAAAACAATAAAGCCTCTGCGGTGATGACTCGCATACGGCAGCAAGAAGTCGGTATCGACGAAGCTATATGGGTGCATGCGGGCGCCGCAAAGCACCCGCGCCCAAGCCACGTAAAGGCGGGTAAGGATCGACTTCGATATAAAATATCCGAGGGCGCGCTGATCGACGGCGAATACATCTGGCCGGGTGAGAAAATTAACTGCGGCTGCATAGGTCGGCCGGTGGTTGAGGGGTTTGAGTGATGGCGTTTGCAGATGTCTTGGCGCTTGATAAAGCCAGCATCCGCGAAGTGGATAAAGACGGCCACCTTCATGTTGACGGAACGCCGATCAGTAAAGCGATTGTTAACGGGTATTACGGCGCCGAAATACCAGACGGCGAACGTATGGGGTTGGACCCGAAGAAAATCTATCAGCTTTTGCGGCACCCTGACGAATTAAAGAAGGGTGCGGACACCTTCAACGGCAAACCGCTCCAAATTATTCACAAAGGCCAGTCCGCAGACAGCCACGATAAGGTGGTGGTGGTCGGAGCGGTGAGTAATGCTCGTTTTGATGCGCCATATCTTCGGGCGGATTTGTCCGTATGGGATGGCGCGGCGATTGCGGGAATTGATAGCGACCAGCAGCGCCAGCTTTCTTGTGGCTACCGCTATGTCGCTGACATGACGCCAGGTGAATATGATGGCGTCAAATATGACGGGGTGATGCGCGATATCGAGGGCAATCACGTCGCGCTTGTAGAAAAGGGCCGCGCCGGGCCTGACGTTTTGGTCGGCGACGCAGCAATTGAGGAACCAAACATGAGCAAACAACTGCGCGCGTCGCCGAAGCGGATGGCGCTGGTCAATACGACGCTGGCAGCGCTGAAGCCGAAACTCGCGGCGGATGCGGCGTTGCCGGATATTTCGGCCGTTCTGCTGAAATTCGCGCGCGATAGCGCGGAGATGGACGATCCCGAAGATACCAACGCCGAAGATGAGCGCATGGAAGGCGAGGAAGACGATGCGTGGAAAAAGCGCAAGGCGATGAACGCCGACAAGCGCGCTAAGGACTGCGAGAAGAAGGCGGAAGATGCACGTCGCGCGGCTGATCGCGCCCGCGATGAGGCGGAAACGCCCGAGGAAAAGAAAGCGCGCGAGGAAATGGAGGCGCGCGACCGCGCGCGTGATGCCGATCCGACGCCGCAGCCCGATATGGTGAAAAAGCCCGCGATGGACGCGGCCATTCGCTTGGCCGAGGATTCGGCGGTGGCACGTGTGAACGCGATCTGGGAAGCCAAGGCGGCCGTGCGGCCGATTGTCGGCGAAATTACCGCGCCGATGGCGAGCGCCGATGCGGTCTACAAGTTCGCGCTGGACCACCAGCGTATTGATATTGAGGGTGTTCATCCCTCCGCTTATCCGGCCATCCTGAAGGCGCACACGGCGGCGGCGGCCAAGCCGCGTATCGCCAATGACGCGGCGCCGCCGGACAGTTTGACGAAAATTCCGGGCTTTAATCGCCTGCGGAAAGGGGCATAACCATGGGTGATATTCCGAACACGGTTCAGCAGAATCAAACGCCGGGTATTCCTGGCGACTTCTGCGATGCCAATGCACGATTCAGCGCGGTCGCGGGCCAGGGCCAGTATGTCGCCGGCGTTGGCGGCGTCAATGTCGGCTCTTTTGTGTGGGCGGACAGCACCGGCACGACTCTGACCAATAGCGGCAGCGGCACCATCACTGGTTTCGTGGCTCGCGAACAACAGGCGCTTATCCAGCCTTATCTGGGCGAGTATGGCGTTAATATCCCGGCAGGCTTCCCGGTCACCGCCTATACCGGCGGCGGCTTCTGGATGACGAACAGCGGCACCGCTCCCGTCACGATTGGCATGAAGGCATATGCAAACTATCTGACCGGCGCAGTCACATTCGCCAAGACTGGCAGCCCCACGGCCAGCGGCACCGTCACGGCGTCCATTGCGTCCGCCACGGCCACATTCACCGCGGCCATCGCCGCGCCGGTTGTGCTGGGCAACGCCTATGATAACGCCTCCGTGATGACAGTATCGGCCACGTCCGCCGGCACGCTTTTTGTCGGCGGCACGCTGACCGGGCTGACCGGCATCACGGCCGGCACCACCATCGTCGGCATCGGTTCGTGGACGAGCGCCACCGGCACCGGCACCGTGTTCGTCAGCCCGCCGCAGTCCTGCGTGTCCAGCACCGGCACCGAGACGGGCGGCCTTGCCACGGTGACCGCCACCGGCTCCGGCTCTCTTTCGGTGGGCTCAATCCTTTCCGGGACCGGCGTCACCGCAGGCACGACCGTTACCCAGCTGGCCACCTACACCAGCACGGCGGGCACCGGCACGGTCTACGTCAATGCCAGCCAGACGGCCAGCTCCACATCTGTGACGGCCACAGGCAACGTCGAAACCAAATGGGAAGCGCTTTCCATCGGCGTGGCCGGCGATCCGATCAAAACTTCTTCTTTCGTGACGGGGTAACACAATATGAATCATGATCTTGCTGCCCTGCGTGAAGAATGGGGTATTGAATTTCTGCCTGGTGCGCGCATGGCCACCGATCAGGAATTGGCAGCGATGCGCAATGCCGATTTCGCCATGGACGCGCTTCCGGCGCTGTCTACCTTTGGCAACTCGGGTATTCCCGCGATGCTGACAACCATCGTCAACCCGAAAACCGTCGAAATCCTGTTCTCCCCGAATAAGGCGGCCGAGATTTACGGCGAGGAAAAGAACGGGGACTTTGAAGATCAGACGGTCATGTTCCCGATGATCGAACACGGCGGCGAGGTCTCAAACTACGGCGACTGGAACAACAACGGCACGGTCACCGCCAATACCAACTTCCCCCAACGGCAGATTTCGCTCTATCAGACGATCAGCCAATGGGGTGAATTGCAGATGGCGCGCGCAGCACGAGCGCGCATCAACTGGGCGGATCAGATCAACCGCGCGTCGATTCTGGCGCTCAACAAATGGCAAAACCTGACGTATTTCAATGGCGTCGCCGGCCTGCAGAACTATGGCGCGCTGAATGACCCGAACTTCTCGGCGACCTTGCAGCCAGGCCCGAAAGCCTACGGATCGGCGGCGCATGGCCCCTGGATTACGAACGGCGTGGTGACGGCAACGCCAAATGAAATCCTCACGGATATCCAGTCGCTCTACTACAATCTTCAGACCCAGTTGAACGGCAATCTGGAAACGGACGACGAACTCGTTTTGGCGATGAGTAATCAGACCGAGACGGCGATTACGGCGACCAACTCATTCAACGTGAACGTCACTGATCTGATCAAGAAGAACTTTCCGAAAATCCGCATTGAAACCGCGGTGCAGTTTGCGACGGCGGCCGGCCAGGTGGTGCAGATGTTCCGCCCGGAAATGCAAGGCGAGCGCACGGCGTTCTGTTCCTTCAACGTGAAGATGCAGGCGCATCCTGTCATTCGCGACCTTTCGGGATGGAAGCAGAAGAAAACGCAGGGGACTTGCGGTTTCGTGATGCGCCAACCCTGGGCCTTCACCAGCATGACGGGGCTTTAATACATGGGAACGCGCATGGTCATGGTGGCGAGTAAGCTGCCGAGCGGTATCCGCTGCGACATTTTGCCGCCGAACTTTATGGAGGCGGCGCCAGACCCGAAGGACCCTCGCGATTCATGGAAGCCGGTCATTCCGGTTGCTTCCTTCACGCTCAAGGGAAGTTCATTG